TTGCTTTGTTCTTTCAAGATATTTTAAATAAAATTCTTTAATTTCTCTCATACTGTTTAAAACACCTAATTCCATCATTCTTAATTGTGTTTCTAATGATGTATTAGTTGCTTCAAATCCCCATTCTTTTGTATTTTTTAATTTTAATAAAGGAGTATCTAATATGTTAGCAATCATATTTCTTGCATTAGAAGATATAGATTTAGTAACTCTAAAAACTGGAGTCCAAGGCCCTTCTTCACCAAACAACCATAATTTAGATTTAACAAATGCTTCTCCTTCTAATCTTTTTTGAGGAGTAGATAATTTAGTGGTACTAACTCCTTCAGCTCCAACTCCGCTAGGAGGTTTATCTAATTTATTAGGATTAACAAATTGACCATCTTCATATAATTTTGAAGGTGTACTAGTTTGTTTAATTAATGAAGCTTCTTTAAAAACTATTGTTTGATTTATATCAAATCTTTTTTGAAGTCTTGCATATTCAATTAAATCTTTAGATGTTTTTCTTTTTTTAAATTGAATTTTTACACCATCATAATTATTTTTTTCTACCCATTCTCTTGCTTTTTTCCAAGCAGGAATTTCAAATGTTTTTTGATGTTGTATTTGTGCTTCTTTTGTTGGTAATTCTTTTAATGTTTTATAATAATGTTCAGCATTTTTAACACCAGCTTTTTTAAATAATTCTACAACATCAGCATCTGTAGTAAGTTTATATACATTTTTTAAATTAGAAACATATTTAGTTAATGTTGATCCGTATTCTGAAGCTAGTGCTTTACTTTCCGAAAGATAAATTCCTGTTCCAAAAGCACTAGTTTCTAAACCTTCTAATTCTTTAAATGTAGGAGTAAATTTTATTTTTGCATTTTCACCTGTTCCTCTATATAAAGTGCCATTCCATTCTGCATCTAATTGTTTAGTTTCTTTAGCAGTTTTTGGCGTAATATTACCATTAGCTAATTTATTAAGAATAAGAGGAATACCATAACCAGCTGCTGCTACATAAGGTACATAATTATCATCTCTCATTGAATCCATATTTTGTTTTAATAATTCTTCTCCAACTAATGCTGTGCCAAAAACTTTAGCTGCTTGTCCTACTTTAGTAAATAATAATGCAGTAGATGGATCTGCAAAAGCTCCTGTTACTCTACCTAAATGATACCAAGGAGATGCGTAATTATTTTCTGCGTGTTTTTTTAATTTAGCTATTATAGCTGCTGTTTCCATTTTACTTTGACTAAAATAAAAATGCTGCATATAGTCTTTATAATTTTTTAATTGAGGATCATCTTCAGGTATATAATTTTCTTCTGCAGGAAAATCAGAATTATCTTTCATCCATTCATAAGTTTTAGCAAATAAATTTTCTTCTTTAAAACCTGTCCACCAATCTTTACTGCTCCACGTTTGAGCAGTTTTATTTTCAATTCTTTGCTTTTCATCTTGTTCAGATGTTTGAGCAAAAGGCATATATAATGATGACATTATAATTCTCCCAATCGACCTTCGTATGATTGTATAGCTAAATTAATTCCTTCCATAATAACTGCATCTACAAAATTAGAATTAAAATTTTTATTTTTATATGTTTCAAATCCCATTTCGTGTTGTGTAATAAGTTTTAATAAACTATGTAATGCGTTTTTATCTAATAAATCTACTGTATCAGAAGGTTTAAAATTAGTATGTGTTGTTAAAGCTGTTAAATAAGAAGCAGTATCTTCAGCATACATTGTAAAAATTTCTTCATAAGTAGGATGGTCACTAAATCTTTTATCTATGTTATTTAATTTTGCAGTTAAACTTGAATGATTTAAAATAGATTTAACAGCAGCTCTAATACTATTTTTAGGATGAGCAAATACTGCAAACTTTCTACTATCTCTTTTATATTTAACATCTATTTCACCATCCCAATCAGCTGAAGAAACAGCTGCCCAGTTATTAGTTCTATAAGTTAAAGCTTGTGAAGTATCTTTATAATTTTCTAATGCAAAATTTTTAAAAGATAAACTCATAATGCTATTACTAAAAGGTGTGTCTGCAGGACTGTAAATAGCTTCTGTGTTTTTTTCTGCATTAGATAAATTTATATTCTTTTTAATTTTTTCATTTAAACTTAAATGATCTACAGCTACTTTATTAACTTCCATTAAATCTGTTTGTACTTTTCTTATATCTATATCTACTCCAGCCATTTTCATTAATAAAGCAAAAGGTCTAATTTCTGCTGGTACATCATTTAATAATGGCCAATCTGGATAAAATCTCCAATCTGATAAATTGTAACCCATTTTAATTAATCCAAACATTCCTCTTTTTATCCAATGAGCTTTATCATCAGGTAAATCTATTCCGTGTTTTTCTGTAAATTTTAAAAATTTTTCATAAGTTTCTTTAGTTGCATTATGAACAATTTGTCCGTGAGAAGTTGGAGCATTTTCATTAGTAATATTATCCCAACCATTAGGGTAAAAAGAATCTTCTATAGTAATAAATTCATTATCTTTCCAAACTGTTAATTTAAATTCAGGTAAACCTTTATAATTATTACCTGTAGGTTTAATTTCCATATGTATATTATCATTATTAAACCTAGTATTATCGCCTTGATCATTATCAGCCCATTTTTTAAAAACATCTTTCCATACATTATCATCTGTAGATCCCCATTTGCTTATTTTTTCATCATTAGATAAAGCAGAAAAATCTGCATTAATTGAAGCATAAACATCATTAGAATCTAAATTGCCAAATACTGATTCATAACTATTTTTTTGCATTTTAGGTTGACCATCTGATGTGTGTGTAGTAATTCTCCAATTTTCATTTAATAATTTTTGTTTTGTTCTTTCCCAAGCTTTATTCATTAAAGCATTATTACTTTTATCCCATATATCAATATTCATATTAGGAGCAATAATAGCTAATTCATTAATTAACATTTCTGTTATTTTAGCTTTTGCGTGTATTGGAACAATATCAGAAGCATCGTGCCAACCAAAAGTAGTAGAATCATCGGCTTTTAATAAATGTTTAGTATAAATATTTTCTTCTGCTCCTGGCATAAATTTCCAAAACCAATTAGCATCTGAAGCAGCTTCTAATGAATCTAATTTATGATCTAAATAAGGCATAGGCCCTGCAATAATTGCAGCATCAAGTCCTATACCTCCTGTAAAATGCCATCTTTCAGGATCATTAGAATATTGTTCTGTAAAATTTAATATAGTTGCTTCCATATCTTTATTTTTAAAAGCTTTCATTATTTCAATAGCTTTAAATTTATCAGCATTTTCTACGCCATTAGCTAAGCCAAATTTCATTTCATCTGACATACCAAGCCCTGGAAACATATTATCTGAACTAAAAAATTTAGCTAATCTTAGATCTGCTTGAAAACCTTCTATAATTCCATCTGCATCATAACTAGCAATAATATTTTTATTTAATCTGTCTGTAACAATAGTAGGTAAAATATTTTCTGTTTTTAATATATTAGCTACAAGATTTCCAATAGGATTATTAACATCTGCAATTACATCTGCATTTGTAATATTATAATTTTTTAATAAAGTATCAGCAAACAATGTTTCTTCTTTAGCGTTTTTAAAATTTAAATCAACAGGGTGTTTATTTGAAGATGCTAGTTTTTTAGAAATTTTTGCTTGTATATCTTTTATTTCTTGTACATAATCAGTAGCTTCCCAATATTCTTTAGAATTAATTTCCATATTTGGAATTTCCATTACTTTAGTATGCACATCAGTAATTACTCCGTGTTTTAAAGCACCTGGAAATAAAAAATTACCTTGTTCTTTATATACTTCCCAAGGCATAGAATTTTTTGTATTGTTAGATAAATTTTCATTATTCCATTTTCTATATTTAGATAATGCTCCATCAACTATTTTTTCTCTATTATCTGAATCTTTTAACCATTTATTTCTATCTTGAAACATAGCATTGTTTAAATCATCTTCTTGTACATTAGATCCAAATTCAGGTGGATATAAATCTTTTCCTTTAGCAAAAGAATCAAGAATAGTAAGAGCATCGTCAGAATCAACTGATTTCATTATAGCAAATAATCTTTCTATATCTGCATTAAGAATTTCATCTTCTACTTTTTTTATATAATCACTTTGAGATTCTAATTCTGTATCTAATAAATGTTTTTTTCTATCTCCTAATTTTTCATTTAATTGATACATTTCACTAGTCATATAAATGTTATTAATTTCAGTAATTTTATTTCCTGGTTCTAAATCAGAATCAGCAATATTACTTAAATTTTCAGAATAAAGTCCTTGTCCATCTTTAAGAGATTCATTGCTTCCATCTAAAAGCATTTCATTATCTAATCTTGTTCTATTAACAGTAGCTAAATTCATAGCAGCCATATTGTTATTAGCTAAAATATTAACAGCAAATTCTTTATAAACTAAGGGAGTATTATCTACAGTTGATTTTGTGTACGCATCTGTAACTGCTTTCATTTGTTCTGGATTATTTTTATGTAATTTTTTAAACTCTCTATAAGTTTCTCCTGTTTTTTTATAAAAATCATTTTTAAAAGTAGCTCCGTGATTTAATGCAGCTAATTCTAAATATGTATCTGTAATTTCTGTTATAGGTTTAATAGATTCAGTAATGTAATTTTTATCATTAACTTGAGGAATCCCTATACTGTCACCAGCACTTGGTTTTAATTGAACTGTTTTTTTACCTGTATCTATTGCCATATTAAGTTGAGTATCCTGTACCATCATCATCACTACTATAAGTAGGATAATTTTTTTTAGTTTTTTTCGCACTATAAGCATCTGCTTTTGCCTTTGTTGTTATTCCTGTACTAATAATACTTACATAACCACCAAACACTTGTGCTTTAGTTGCACTTGCTTCTGCTTGTGCAGATAATGAAAGTTTATTAACACCTATTGCGGTATTTAATCTAATAGTACCAACATCTTTATCTGCAATTTTTTTAGTCATATGTTGTATGTTAGTAAAACTTGGGCTGTAACCATCATATCCAGATCCACTTGCTACTGCTTTGTTATTAGCTAATTGTGCTAGATAAACTTCTTTTCTATCATTAGCATCTATTTCTCCTTTAAGAGTTGCTTGTTTCATTTCTAATTCATAAGATTGTTGTCTAATAGCAGCAGCTTCTTTAGCTGCTTTGATTTCTGCCATTTTACCAACTGTTTGCACAGAAGCAGATATAATCATCATTGTTACTGGATCAGCACTCATTATGCAAATACGACCTCCACGGACATTCCCAATAATTTCATAGGTAATGGATCATCTTGAGAAATAGTTATTGTTGGACTTTTATCATAACCTAAAAAGAAAAATTCTTTTTTAGAAGTAACAGCTATAAGATCTGCACCAATTTGATCTGATACTTGTTGTACTACTAATGATTTGGCAGTTGTATCTGCTGCTTTAACTGTCATATCTAATGTTGTATTAATATCTATAATAGCTTTTGAAATACGTCTTGGCAATCCTGTTAATGGGCCTTCTGGTAATTCTTTATCAATTGGCATTGTTTCAACTGTTGGAATATAATTAAATCCTATTTTAACTGCGGTAGCTCTTGGAGCATTAATTAAAGTTACAGTATCTGATGCTGTAACTGTAAAAGCTCCTAACGAACTATTACCTTCTACAGCATTAATAGACTCATTAGTATATATGCCATTAACTGTATGTAAAAATCCTTTAGTAAATGTAATAACAGCATTATCTGCTGGAGTTGCTGCTAAATTTTTATTTAATGTTAATGTATAAGTACCACCACTATTATCTACTAATGAAGATATAGTATATTCTGTAGCATTACCTGCAATAGTAAATGTTTCATTTACAACTGGAGCAGAAGTAAATCCATCAGTAATTAACACAGCTCCTGATGTAGATTGAGAAGCACCTTTAACTAAAGGTGTACCTCTTTGATTTAAAGTTGAACTAGTTTGACAATCAAGTGTTGTAGTATCTTCATCTGCAAATTTTTCTAATGTATATACTGTGCTTCCATTTAAAGATCGTTTAACACAAGTAATTAAATTTTCATTTAAACTAACAATTGATTGATAAGTGTCTCCAGTTCTTGTACTCCATAAAGTCCATCCTGCTATTTTTTCATCTCTAACAGAATGAAATACAGATAATTTACCTGAGTGTGTAGCACCATTATTTAAAAAAAAAGCATACTGCTCTGGTCTTGTGCTATTACCTTTTAAAATAGTAATTTCTTTAGGGCTATCAATTAAATGTTGAGCAAGAATAGATACAGCTGTAGATTTATAACCATCTTCAATATCTGAATAAATAAATTCTCTAATTGCTTTACCATTTTTTTGAACAAATCCTGCTGCTTGATCAAACATTTTAGGAGCTGTTCTAGATATACCATAAGGTGTTTGTCTTTGAATAGTTATGTTAGCTGGAGTAATAGTATTATCTGAAGAAACAGGAACATAATATTCTCCACCATCTGTAAAAATTAATAAATCTTTTCCTGATAACATATGTCTTACTTCATTAACTTGATCTCCAGATATATCTAAATCTATTGCTTCATCTGCTAATGATGTACCTAAATCAAAACTAGTATATTCAGAAACTTTAGATGCCATTATAGCAGCAGGTCTAGAATTAAGACCACCAAACCATAATCTATTATTATGAAAAGTTACTGCTTGTGGATGTCCTCTTAATGTAGAAATAGATTGTTCATCCCATTCAGTAGTTGCAGTTGTGTTGGTAAGTGTTTCGTTAACTGTAGCTGTAACTGTTGTAGGATTAGTATAGGCAGTTATAGTCATAGTTTTTTTATTTTTTCTAATATTTAATCCTACCCAAGTTGCTGCAAAAGTATCAGCACTTGCTGTAACAGTAACTGAACCACTAGTACCACTAGTAGAAATAGTAGTCGTAGTATCTGCATATTTATAATAAGGTTGATAAATAGGATACCCAGATGAATGTGTATCAAAAGAAAAAGTATTAACTGTAAAAGCTGTAGCTGAAGATCTAAATATTTTTCTTATTGGATTAGCTCTATGAGTTATAAATATTGTATCTCCAAATTGAGCAAAGTTTAATTCAAATAATTGAGCAGTTGCCCAATTACAATTAGTTGTATAATTTGAAGTTAAAACTGTACCTGATGTATTATAAACATCCATTCTATTATTAGATAAAGCTATAATAGCTACTTCATCATCTGAAAATATAAATGGAATTAATCTTGATTCCGCAGGTAAAGTTGCTAAATAAGTTGTACCTGGTCGTCTCATCAAACCACCTTCTGCTAATAAAGCAAAATTACGACAAGATTTTGCACCTTGAAAATATGAACCTACATCTGTACGAGTTGCTAATAAAGGATTAAGTTCACCTGAAGAAAAATTGGTAATTACTGTTCTTAATGTTCTTGCCATTATACATCAGTTCTCGTTGATCTTCTCATTGCTATAAATCGGCTTGTATCTAATACTTTAGATGTTGTTTCTGTAGAGTCAATATTTTTAGCAACAAGATATTGTCTTTCAGCTAAAGTTTTAAATTGTTCAATCATAGAAGAATCTCTTGCGACCGAACCAGCAAACAATGCAGCTAATTCATATTCTACTGCTAATCTAAAATGAGGCGGAAAATAAGATTCTCCTACTTTGTAAATATAATCCATTATTAATTTATTAGATGAACCATATCCATCTACATAAATATAATTTTGGTATCTTGCATAAGGTATTACAAAATCATTTACTGTAATAGAAACAATTTGTAATACTTCAGGTGAAGTTGGCATTTGATATGCGTAATCATATCTTCCTGTTGGGGTATTACTTAATAAAGAAATTTGTTGTTGAGTTGTTGCAAATCTCCAACGATGTCTTGTTAGAGCTGCTTCTACAACATCAGTATAAAGATTAGATGCAACTAATGCTTCTGTACTTCCATCTGAAAATGATGAAATAGGTTGCGCCCCTATCATTACTAAAGCTCTTGCACATATATCTATATCTGTTGTTGCCATATTTGTTTTTATTTATCAGATGACTTTGGGGGAATTGCTTCCCCCTAAGTCGAATTAGCTTTATGCTAATTTAGTTGTTGTGACAGTCGTTGCTCCAGTTGCTGAAGAAACAATTAATAAGTCAGATTCTGCAGTTCCACCAGTAGTGGCTGCTACAAGAATCATATCAAATTGTTTTACTTCGGCATAAGCACTATTAAAGTACCCAGAACCAACGATCGTTGAAGTAGCATCTCCGTCAGCATAATACCAAAGAGAATTGCCACCCATTTGAGCTACCTTTTTTATAGGATTGTCAGTTGCGTAAGCCATATTATTTATCTCCTTTTATTATTCTGTACATAACTGAACTCTCGCTGCATCGCCATCAATTGCTACACTACCTAATGAAATCATTGAAGTAATTAAGTGTGAAACTTTTTCTGGGATGTAGTTAACTTCAGTACGTACGTCTGAACCGATACCACAGCCAATTGCTGATTTATGGAAACATAGATTTAATCTATCTGAACCAGATGTTGATAAACCAGAGTGTACGAAGAATAAGAATCCCATCCATCTTTTAGCAGTCATGCCAGAAGGGAAAGGTAAATCATTAGGCCCTACGTATTCTACTCTAGAAAACTGATCAATTGATAATAGGTCAGACCATTGTTTCGGCCCTACTGCCCAATATCTTTGATTGTCATCTGGAACATCGTTTCCGTTAAATACTTCCATCATATTCTTAGCTTTAATCAGGGTCATACCTGTAGCTGAAGAATTGACGTTAGCAGCAATCGAAGTTGCCGCATCAAGAGTAGCAATTAACACTTCGTCAGTTTTTCTGCCGAGTGCGTATGCTGCTGATTGAGCTACAACTTGTCTTTCGTCTATGTTAACCTTTAGTTCGTCAAGTTTGTCAACGTAATCTGCTGCGTAGTAATCTGTTAAAGTTGCTGACACATTGCTGTGAGCTAGATCCATTGCAACTACTTCAGCGTGTCTTGCTTTAGTATTTGCAGAACCTTTTGCAACTTTTTGAAACTTAACAGTTGATCCATTAACACCATTGACAGTTCTTACTAAGTTTTTTAGCTTTGAACCCATACGCTGATAAGCCATATGAACTTCTGCTTCGAACTGAGTAATAAAGGCATTTGTTATAGATGTTGCCATTGTATTATGTCCTTTAGTTGTTAATTGTTAAACATTGATTATCTTAACGATGTATAATTAGTTGTCCAACTAAGGGCTAACATTGACACTTTTAAGGTCAGTTATAGAATTAAGGATTTGCACAAAAGGTAGCAACGCACATTATAACCATTTTTTAGGTATAGTAATTACTTCGCCAAATTCTATTTTACCTTTTTCATCATAAGAATATGTGCCAAATAAAGTAATAAATTCTTTTGTATCTTTATAAACCCACATAGAGCTTGATACACATTTAGCAGGTACTGCGTTGTTTATTTCTTCATCAGATAACCAACCAGTTTGACTAATGCAATCAAGCCAATGCAGATCTTTTTTTAACTTTTTATAGTTAAATTTTTCTTTATTTTTGTGTTGCTTTATGTGCCTTCTCATATAATTCAGTTACTCGTCTGACATAACCTGGATCTCTTTTTCCAGAATCCCAATAACGAGGATCATTAATCATTGCTTTTAAATCGTCTTGGGTAGCAGACATATCAACTTGAGTATTTTGAGTTGGCATATTTGTATCTTTATTAAGTTTCATAATTTCTTCAATAGCTTTTACACCTTCAGCAGTTGAAGCAATTTTTGAAACAGTAGAATAAGAATCTGGTGTTAAATGTTTTTTAGACCACATTGCAGCAGCTTCTACTCTTTCTTTTCCACGATCTCCTAATTTTTGTACTTCTAAATCGTGATTAGGTATATTAGATACAGCATTATCAACAAAAGCTTTTACTCCAGCATCATATTGTTCTTGAGATAAACCTGAATCTTTTGCAGTTTGATCCCACCATTTTACTATACCCATTTCTTTGTTAATTTTTAAATCAACATTTTCAGGTAAGTCTGGAACATTTAATTTATAAGACTCAGGTGTTTTACTAAGTCTTTCTTTTTCTATATCTCCTCTAATTTGTTTAGAAAGATCTTCTGTTCTAGAACCTAATTTAGTTTCAAGTGAATTATAACTTGAAGCTAAGTTTTCTATATTGACTTGTTTCGTATCAGCATTCCAAAACTTATCCTGAACATATTCAGGTTTAGTTGCTTCAGAAGGTTTTTCTGTAGCGATTGGTGTTGTTGATTCAACATTATCATCGGCCATCGTTTTCTCCTTTTTTTATACGAGTTGTTATAACACCCATTAAAAATCTCATTCCTTCGATATGAAATAAGCCATTGCTGGTGATGTTAGGCCCAGCAACTGTTTCTGTAGTAATAGACTTTAAATAGTCTAAGACTTTTTTTCCTTCTTCTCCTTTAAACAAATTAGCAAAATGTTTATTAAGTTTCTGCTCCTCGTCTGCAGATCTTATATATCCATCTATACTTTTTGTAGGGATTGGTTGGTTTTTTTTATCTTTAAGTGCATCCCACGTCATTCTGTTGATTGTTCTCCTGGTGTAGAACCAGGTTGAGCTTCTGGCTGATTAGCTAATTCACTAATCTGCTGAACAATTCTTTTTTGTTCTGACTCATCTCTTATCAACTTCTCAGGGAGATTCATTTTCTCGGCTAGATATTTTGCTGTTGCACTTTGATCCACAATTACATTAATCATTTGTGGGCCAAATGTTCCAGCAATAATTTCATTAAATCTTGTAACATCAGCTACATCTTGTAAATGTTGAGCTTGTGCTAATGGTGATCTTGCAGCAATTTTAACTTCTTTACCATTAACATTAGGAATTGTTATTCTACCTTGTTTAGATAATATTCTAATAATTCTTTTTAATAATGGATTAATAAATTCAGATTGAAGTCTGCCAAATGAAGATCCAATTTGTCTAGATAAATCTGCCATTCTTTCTGATACTTCTGTAGCTGTCATAGGTGTGCCTTCAGGTTTTCCTAATGCTTCCATATATAAAGCTTTTTTAATATTAGCTCTCATATCTTGAAGAACCAATTGGGCAACATCAAAATTAGATGCTGCCTGAATTGGTATTAGTCCTTTACTTCCAGGAGCAACAGGAATTAAAGAACCAGGTACAAGGGAAATATTGTCAGGATTAATAACTCCATCATCCTCATAAGTATATACACCACTTACTGACATTTGTGCATTTTGTAATATTAATTCTATGGTAAGATTGCAGGTTTTGATTGCACCCATTGCATTAAATACTGGGCCTCTACCATAAACTTCTCCAGATGCTTTGTTCCATCTAAATACTAAATAAGGATTAGAACCTTCTCCAGTATAATATTCTTCTAATAAAATATGTTTTGGATTTTCTAAGACAACACAAAATTTATATTTTTCTACATTATCTTCATAAAGTTTATAAACTGCTTCAACAATTTTGACTTGCTTTTTATTTTTAAGTAAATCAAAATTTTCTGGCAATACAGCTTTAGGATATAAGATTTTTATTTCATCTGGTTTACAAACTCTTGTTCTATATACAGCATCTATTTTTCCACCAGGGCCATTCATTAAACAAACTTTAGGTAATGGTACTGCTGTAAATTTTATTGGATCAATTGAATCTCCTTCTTCAACAAGCATAACTCCTGTACCAATAGCAAGATCCATAAATGCTTCGTGTACTTCTTGATTGAAGTTTGAGTTTTGTAATGTTTCAAAAACGTAATTAGTAATTTTATCTAATTCGAGATTGATGAATGATTTTTGATTTTCAGGGATTTCTGATCCAGCTTGAAAATCAGCCCATCTAGCGAAGGTTGGTGTAATTCCTGCTTGTAATCTCGATGCAAACTCTTGGACTCCGACCACAGCTGTTTCATCAAATATTTTGTCGGTACGTCTTTGACCTGGGGATTCGTCATAAAAAGACTCACGATTAGGTAAACAATATTCATACGCTTCCTCGAATTTTTCTTTCCAATAATCTTTTACTTGTTGGGCTTCCTTATATTTTTTAAGAATACTAGTTGCTTTATCTGATGATCCATAATTTGGTGAATCTGTAATGTCAACATATGCCATAATTTATTATACTGTATCAAAATATCCACGACCACCTGATTTGCCAAATAGTGATCTTGAACCATATAATCCTTTAGCTTGTTTATCAGCTGTTTCTTTTTGTTTAGCTGCAAGAGCATCAGCTCTAGATTGTTCTGCTGCTTTTGCATCAGCTAATTGTTTTTCAAGAGCTAAATTTCTTGTTGGTGCTTTTGGTTTACTTATAAATCCGCCCATATTATTTTTGTAAAATTTTTAATTTACCTTCTTCTGATTTAGCTTTTTTTCTAGTTTTTTTTTCTTCTTTAATTAATGCTTTGCCTAATGAACTTGGATTATATCCAATTTCTTTAGCTTCAAATGCAAATCTTTTTGCTTTATTTTGCAAATTGTCGATCCAAGTATTTTTTAATTTATCTGTCATAATTATTTCTTTTTATTTTTATTTTTTTTTAATCTATCAAATTCTTTTTCAACAGATCCTGGCCCATAAATAAAATCTATTTGAGCATCTGTTGCTGGATAATGGTCTCCGTGTTTTTTTTTACCTTCTTTAATTTTATCTGCAATCCAAGCTTTAGTATGCCAAGTTTCGTGTGCCATATTAATCTACCTCTTTTAATCGTTTATTAAATTGTTTTTGTTCAAGACTACAGCACGTATCTTCTAATTGATCAAGAAGATCATTTTCTTTGTCGTGTAATTCATCTTCTTTGTCGTGAAGTTCTCTAATTGCTTCAATGATTGATGCGTGTGTTTTTTTCTTTTTGGCCATTATTAATCCTTGATTGGTCATAAAATGATGAATATCCAGCTTTTTGCAACGCACAAAATAGTTGATATGGAGTAAAGATATACCATTTGTAGAATCCTATCAACTTCATAATAAAGGATACACAGGTAAAATCTTTAATTCTAAACAATTGATGATTTGTTTTAACAGGGCATCTAAGCATTTTATAGTCATATAAATAGCTTATAATATTAGTAATTTCTTTTTCATCTAATAAATGATGAGTAATACCTTCGTGTGTCCATTCTAAATGAACCCATCTTTTAATATCAGGCACATATCCTATAGCTCCACAATGTTTAAATCCTTTTTTTAAGAAATACATAAAATCGCTATAGCGATCTTTGTTTGACTCATAAAAATAAACTAACCATTCCTTTTGAACAAATCCCATACTTTCCTTGTTTTCTTTTTTTGTTTTGCAAATACATCCCAATCTTTTTTTACGACCTGTGGTTGGTTCTGATGTTTGCTTGTCATTAAAGTTCTACCTTCTCCAGCTCCCATCATTAAATATTGTAAAGCATCGTGTACGTGAGAGTATCTATTTTTTAAAGGTTTCTCATCATAACGATCTCCTGATGTTTGTAATCTTCGATAATGATAACCACCATTAAATCCTTTTTTTAAATTAATACATTGAGGATCTAATAAAAAACCTGGCTTACCATCTAGTAATCTAGATAGAGCAGCATCTACAGATTCTATTCTTAAAGCAACATCATTAGATGGAGCAGGAATAGCTTTTAATCCGTGCGCCCTCATAATTTGAAATGGAGTTCGTTCATCAGTTTGTGATCTAAAATCTCCAGCAGGATCTCCATAAATTAATACTTCATAATTTCTATAACATTTTCTTATTTCACCTCTAAGCAATTCAGAAAATCTCATTACTCCCATATCAAAACATACTAACTCATTTAAGATATGCCATCTGCCTGTAACTAATCTTTGAGCAAAAACAGCAGCAGGAGTTAATCCAAAGTCAACACCTACCCATATAGGTTGACCAATATTAAGATCTAAAGATTGATCTGATATATGAAGTTCTTGTTTAAAATTAGGATAGACAGGTTTACCTTCTTCAATAGATCCTAATTTATTTAAAACATAAACATCTATCCATCCTTTTGTTTTACCTCTAATAATATTAGTATAATATTTAGGAGTTAAGTTTATTTTATTTTCTGCAAGGTCGTGTGGATCATAAGCTGTAGTAAAACCATCCTTATCTTTTTTTTCATTAAGAGCTGGAGGTTGAGAATAAAAACTCCAGTTGTCAGGTTTAATTAACATTAAAGCTTCATCTCTAGATATGTGATCAGGTACAGGAACATCTCCTGCCATTATAGGCCACCAATGATCTTCTTCAGGAGCATTGGTATCTGCGATAACTCCGTACCAAGTTGCACCTCCATCACGCATAGATGGATAACGCCCCACACGCATAGTACAAGCATCAATAATGCTCTTAGGTATCTCCCTGGCTTCATTAATCCATACACCTGTAAGTTCAAGCGATAGAAGTTTTTTAACATCTTCAGGCCTATCAAGAGCAAGGAATATAATTTCAATTTCTAAATCTCCTTTTTTTATAAAATGGGTATAAGGTACTGACCAAGCAAAGTCTCCCCACGTTTCTTGCGGAAACCAATCCAACCAAGTTTTGATTGTTGTGGTTCTTAATTGAGGGTTTGTATTTCTTATTACTGCCCATCTTGTTTTGCGTTTACCTTCTTTATTCTTTTCTTGAAGAAGTGATCTTCTAAATACTTCTATGCAGCAACTCACAGATTTACCAGATCCAACTGGGCCTCTTAATCCTCTAAAAAAGTCATTAGATTTCATAAACTTTTTTAAAGTTGTACCTTCAGGTTTATATTTAAAATTAATCGACATTTGTTCCTACATTGGCTTTTAACATATTATATATAGTTTCTTCACCAAAAGCTTCTACCAATTTATCAGCTTCATAATTAGTAATCATATGTGTAGGATAATTTTTAAGATGGATTTTCTTAACGATAGTTCTTAGTCTTGTTCGGTCTTTTAAAGATAAGCTATTTAGAAAAGACATCTTGTTGTTTTCTTAATAGTTTAACTTGTTCTAGCACTTGTTCTAGCATTTCTTTTTCTGTGCCATATTCTGCTTTAAATTTTTTGGGAGATCCGTGAACAGAAAATTGTCCTTGATGATGTTCATAGCATAAAGGAATAACTTCCATATGAGAACTTCTTCTACCTATACCCGTACCTTTGGGTCTAATGTGATGCAGACTAGCAGGAGATCTACAAATAAAGCATCCTAGCTGTGCCACTAGATCCATATGCTCACGTTCTTTTTTTGTGGGCATTAGTACCCTTTATTTTTTTTCTTCCCAGAAGTCTTGGTTTTGATCTTTTGATTTTTCCTTGGTTTCGGTTTTTTCTTTTTCATAATGTTCCTTGTTAATGACTTCGTAAGTAGAACGACACCCATCAGGTGTTGCTGCACTAGCTTGTTGCATTGCTTTTATTTCGTCTTGTGAGGAATATATTATTTCTTTTCTTAAATTTCCAGCAGAAAGATCCCATATTTTAACTACATAATCCATTTTAATTCCTTATTGTTGAATAAATGAGTCTATAGATACCGAAAAATATTTAAACGCACACAACCTAATGTCCTTGTTGACGATAAGGTTTGTAGCTTAACTTCTCAGACTTATTCATACGTTTTTTATGCCGACCTATTTTAGGCTTTGTTCTTTTGACGTATGTATTAACTCCCCACTTTGCTTTTGCCATTGCCAAATATTAAACACACCTATGGGCAAAGCAACGTACTATTTAATTAAAAGAATATTTATACAAGGTGATAACGAACTTAAAATGAACCTTGTTGTGTGTTTGACTCCACTAGTCATCTATCGATGGGTGATTTTGCCCCCACCCCTCGAACTGGGGCGGTGTCAAAAGTCTGTCTGGTGTACCGACAGACGAAACTAACTCAGGTCGATGTTAATCTTTATATCGCCTTGTATATTATGAGATACCTTGTCTGGTACTCTCATTCCCACTCGATCGAGTATATCTCTACTCGCTTCAAGTTGAACATATTCACTTCTAGCTCCACTTGATAGCTCGATCATCTTCCTACTCGCACTTACTGCACCAAGTCCTAGAGTATTAGCAATACATTTGCTCATATAACTCTGTACCTTTGGTAAACGTAGTGTGCGAGAAGCACTTACTCTCCCTGCTTCAGATGATCCTTTTGTAGAATAACCAGCCTTTATTGAAGCATCTTTAATAGAGCATCCTGTTGCTACGATAGTATCAACTAATGCCTTTTGCTTGTCTGTTAAGTCGTCCATTTATAATGATTCTGCTTCTTTCCGTTTGTGGACTTTCTAAATGTCCTTGTCAAGCATTATTATGATACTTTAGTGGTTTAAGCTACTCACACTACCATTGGTAGTGGTGGGAACTGCAAATAGTTCCCAAACCCTCCTTGCAATAGTATCTCCTCGCAAAATGCTAAAGGCATTTCGCTGTGGGGATTTCTCCATACGGATTTTGTCCTCTTAAATATTAAGCGGAACAAAACACTTGCAATCACATAAATGGATGTAGATTGCTGCGTTATCCTATGGAGCCTCCTACACACACGGAAGTACGTAGAATAACAAGGTATCCATCCTAAACGTCAAATAGACAAATCGCCTCTTTAATGAAAGATTAGGCGATTGGATCGCAGCTGAAGCTGCCAAGTATTTGACGTTGGGATACCTCCTTGTTTTCTGTACGTATCCGTGCGGTAGCACGATTATTAACTATAACTGAAAGGTAAATTATGAATGTTAATGATATGTTAAAGTGGTATGAGTTGATCTTGGATGCGAAAGATATGGCTAGGGTATTAGAGCTATATGAAGTTCGTAATGAAGATAATAAAGTTGAAGTAGATGCTGAATTGTTCGGTATCTATAACTCAACACTAACAACAAAGGAGGTTATATGACTATGAGTTCAGACGTAGTTGTAGATTACTCTAATGATAGACTAGATGATATGAGATCATATTATGAGTCTAGAAAAGAGGAAATCAAGGATGGGTTAGTAAATTATGTAAATACTGTAATAGCACCTGATGCAGACGATAAGAATTGGTCTTGGATCGCTAGTGCTAATATGAGTACAATAATCCAATCTTGGAAGTTCCATTTAGATAGATGTCAGCAAACACTAGACAAGACCATTGATAAAATGAAAGATTTGTCTAGAGAAGATAATGGTACTGAAATATCTATCAATAATATGGATAAGATAATATTTGCTAAAAATGCCCAAGTATTAAATGTAGAAAGAGCAAAATTTGCTTATGATACATTAGTAGAGCATTATCCTAAAGTGTTTGGTAAAAACTATACACCAAGTGCCAAAGGCAAATTAGCAAAAGTTGAAACTGATGCGAAAAGCCAAAAGTGGGCTAAAGAGCAAATCAGATTAGCTTTATAATAAAATTAAGCCCTGTTCTCTATTAGTGAGAATGGGGCTTTTTTTCTGTTTAGTAGGAAGTTTAGAATGTTTCTAAACTGCGAAAGAACGAGTGTTCTCTCGGACTCTCTCCCCTGCGATAGTATGATGATACCGAATGAGTATAGAAAAGGTAAAACAATAAAGGATGGATAAATGAGTAATAATTACGATATAGAATTAAAAATGGATATATGTAGCTATGAATATAAACCTAAAAAAGAAAAGCTAAAAGAAATAAGAGCAAACAAAAAAGAGTTTAAGGCGTGGGCAGATGCACAGCTAGATAACTTTGATGATGTTGCTCATAGAATGGATGAATGGATGAATAAGGATGAATAAATGAATCTAAATGATAAAATGAATGACATATTAAAAATAGTAAAAACTATGGATAATGATGAAATATTACAATTAGAAAAATGTATATTAGATGTATGGTTAAATAATCTACAAAAATATGACGTTGAAAGTAACACTAAAAAAAAGGAAAAAATATGTTAGGATTAGGAAGAATAATACAATTTTGTTTATTATTGTTTATATTATTAATGATAATATTTATAGCAATAGTAGATGGAGATCATACAAGATCTATGTTCTATACAGCTGGAGCAATGATTATATGTATAGGAATATGGTTAGCTCGTGGATTAGAAGAATTTCAAGAGCATATGAATGAACAAATAAGAGAACAAATAAGAAAGGAGAAATAATGCTTAAAACATTACAGAATTGGATGATGAATGTTGCTGCCGTATTTATATGGAAAGCAATAATGTTTCCAATAAGAGTGATATTAGGTTTGTGTTTTGCAACAGCTAAACATATGCCTGAAAAAGTTGAAGTACCATATAAAGTAGTTAAAAAAGCTAACTAGAAAGGATAGTATGTTTTGGTTAATATTATTTTGTATAATACTAGGTTATTTAGTTCATCAAAAAAATAAATTTGATAAATTTTTAAATAAAGAAACTAAAGTTAAACCAGTATTAACAGAATCAAATACTACAGAAAATATTGTATTGTTTGATAAGGATAAAAAATGACATTAAGAATAAGAAAATTTATAGTCAGATTACGTATGTGGTATGCTAAATTAAGAGGACATCCAGGACATAGATGGGATTATGAACCTGGAGACCATTATATGGGAAGGAAAAAAAAGAAATGACTTGGAAAGATAAAAGAATTGCAGCAATAACTCGTTGGAGTAATAAAAGACGAATACCTTGTAGCGATAACAATCCTTACTTTGATGAATATTGTCATATTCTACATAGTAAGGCAAACAATAAGAAAGAATACAAAAAAGAAAGGAAAAACGATGAGACCAATACGTAAAGAAGAAATGGAATATCTTAAAAACGACATCAATAGTAATTTTGGTGATCAAAAAGATATTGTCAAATCAAATATGGTTAATGAAATTGATGAAATTTCTGAAAAAAATCAAGAAAAATTTATCAATAAATTAAACGCAAAAAAAAAGATGAAAGCTGTTAAAGAAGCTTATGAAATTTATCATAAATTTGTTAATGATAAAGAAATAACAGAACATAGGCTTAAAGATAAACTTGATAAAGCAGTTCAAGATTTAAAAGTTCAGTTTTCACAATGGAATAAAGTTAGAAAATGGTCAGATTATGATACTAATGAGTTAAAAAATCCAAATCATCATCAAACATTTTTTAATAAATTATGCAGACAAGAAACTGAAAGAGCATATTATGCAAGTCCGAAAGGAAAAGCGCTTAAACTTTTAGAAATACAAGAAAAAAGAGCTAAACATATATTGCATTCAGGTCAATCTATTCAAAATGTATGGATGAATCTTGGTAAAATTTACAAAGGTTGTAAAATAGATGCTTTAATACCAACTGAAATGTTACAAATAGAAAATAAATAAATGCTACCGCATAAAACAGCAGCCCCTCGAAAGGAAAGGGGCTACTGAACAATAAGAAAGTTAAAATGAAAGATGTTTTAAAATCCGTTAACATAAAAAATAGCAAAATAATACTCACAAAATCTATATGGATAATTAAGCTAGGTTTTATAGGCTTTTTATCACTATTAAGTTGGGGATTACATTTTATAGGTAAAGGATTAGATATAATCAATGAACAAATAACAAAGAAAGGTAAATAAAATGGGAATGGATATAAGTGGAATAAATCCAAAAAATACAAATGGAGAATATTTTAGAAATAATGTTTGGTGGTGGAGACCATTATGGAACTATGTATATTTACATTGTGGTAAAATAATTACCGAAAAAGAATTTAATGGTGGTCATTATAATGACGGACAATTTATTTCAGATAAAAAAGCTGAAAAAATAGCTAATAAATTAATTGCTATAAGAAGTATTACTAAACAATACGCAAAACAATTTAAAACAGAGACAAAACCAAAAATTAAATTTAACAGTCTTATTAATGAAGCTGCTCAATTATATTATGATAAAATAGTTGATAAACAAAATGGTAAAATTACTTGCCCAGGAGATTTAGAAAAATTAAATCCTAAAGCTTATAAAATATGGAGTACATTAATGTTTGATTTAGAATTTGATGAACCTAAATATCCATTTAGTGAACAAAATGTAGAAGAATTTATTACATTTATAAAATCATCAGGAGGTTTTGAAATATATTAAATGAAAAAATATTGGACAGAAGAAAAAATAAAAAGTGCTAAATATAATGAACTTAAGTTAGAAAATGCAGCTCTTGAAAAAAGTTATAGAGCATCATTTAAAAGAGTTCAAGAAGTAGAAGGTGAATTAGCATTAATAAAAGGAATTGGTAATAATTCTCCTGAAATGAAAGCATTAATAGAAAAAAATAATAAGCTTGTTGAACGTATAGCTGATTTAGAAGTTATTAATAAATCACATCAAACACTTAATGGTCAATTAAGAATTGAAATAACTAGATTAAAAGGAGGAATGTAATGGAATATAAACAAGTAGAAGAAGATCTTCAGTTTTTAGCAAAAACCGATGAAAGATATGCTGAATTAAAAGCTGGAGTAGAACATATGAAAAATGTGGTCAAATCTAATAAAGGTTCTTTTGTAACAAACTCTAAAGAATCCGTATCAAAAGCAACTGAAGCTTTTTATGGAAACAAAGGATATGAAGAAATTCGAGACCGAATGAAACTTATATATCAAGAGTTTTATATATTAGAAACAAAACGCCAAACAGCTGTTTTAAGAATAGATGTTTGGAGAACATTAGAAGCAACTAGAAGGAAAGGAAACGTACATTAAATGCACATAGATAAATATAAAATATATTCCTATGGTAAATCTTGGAATAAAGGCAAAGAAAGTAAAACAGCAGAAATACAAAAAATGTTAACTTCAGATGAGTGTATTGATGGTAAGCAATTTTTAAGATTATTAGATGATCTTCAAGATGCTTGGCATACTCACGAAGATAAAGATTGTACAATAGAAGTTACATTTGAAGATAGAAAGGAATAATATGAACAACTTAGCAATAAATGATCAAGTATATTTTGATTGTGATAAAAAACAATTAGCATATGATGTTACTGAAAACAATGGCACTTATAGACATCAAGAAAATGTAGATAGATATGCAATTGTAAGAAAAGATACAGGTAAAGTATTAGGAATACATAGTGATGATTATATCGTAAGACCTTATGCTAAATTAGCCGAATCAGTTAATGATGTAGTAAGACAATGTGTAGATGTAGATAAATATGATATTACTACAACAGATCAGGTATTGGAAAATGGAAAAAAATATAAAAGAACTTTAAACTTTTGGAATGATGCCATTAATATGAAAAACTATAATAAAAAAACAGGAATGCGTATTAAAGATAGCGGAGAACAAATTATACCACAATTAAGAATTTATTCTTCAATGGATGGTAGATGGGGTCAACAAATTATGTGGTCATCTGTTTATGTAATATGTTTAAATGGAATGGTAAGACCTGATTGGACATTTGTAGTCTACAATAGACATAATAAAAGAAAAGACATTACATGGGGAATAGAAGATTTTAAATCTGGATTAGTAGCTCATAACGAGCTAGGTGAAGATCTATTTAAAATGATGCAAAAAAAAGTAACTACTGATGCAACAAAAAATCTATTTCAAAAAACATTAGCAAGTACATATGCTAAAAAAAGTCTTATAGATCATACCAAGTCTAATGTAATGAAAGATTTAAATAATGCTTGGCAAAGATATGAAAATAAATATGGTTCAACATTATTTGCAGTTTATCAAACAGCAACAGATTGGGCTAGTCATCCATATACAAAAGGTGCAGTACATAATGTATCTAGAAAACGAGAAAAACAAGTAGCTGAAATGATGACTTCAAATCAATGGATGGAGATGGCAGCGTGACAGATAAAACTAAATTATTGATATGGGTATGGGATACCGAAAGTAATCGTATTAAACCTATTCAATTAAATACTTTTTTAGATAAAATTAATTGGACTTTAAGAGTAGAAAATAAAATATATTGTGCTACTAAAAAAGAAGCACTATTAGAAAGGAATGGTTATGAGTCGTAGAGGAAGAAGAAATTGGAGCAATTTAGAAATAAACAAAAAAATTTGTAAACATCTAATAATGCACCGAATATGGAATGGTTTAAGTCAAACTAATCTATCAGAAGATATAGGAACAACATTTCAACAATATCAAAAAGTAGAAAGATGTTATAACAGAATATTTGCAGAGCAATTAATAAGTATCTGTAATAACAGAAAATGGGATATATCAATATTTAATACTGATCCCAAGCATACATTAGCTGAATGGGTAGTAAGAGATTATCCTAATTCAGAAACATTTCCAGATAAATATAATAAAATTATAAAATCTTGGGATGTATTAGATGCTAATGCAGCTAAAAGTTATTATGGTGGTGATCATAATATACCATATGTAGAACCAATAATATAGAAAGGATAATATGTTTAACATATTCAAAAAAGATGACGATTCGTTAAGAGAAAACATAAGAGGTTGTATTGATTTAATGCACACTATAATCAAAGCAATGGAAACAATGAGTTCCAATATTATTAAAGTTGATAAAGATTGGAAATTATACACAGCTGGAAATACCGAAGCTCTAGAAAGTATAAGAAATCGATTAGATCAATTAGAATCTAGAAAACATTAATAAAATTCTATATAAGCCCTGGGATTCCGTTAAACAATTGCAGCGGGGCTTCATTAATAGATAGAGCCAGGTGGGAGACTGCCTGGTTCGTTAACTAAGGCTGCAGGTATTTAGTTAAATAAAACTGGTTTGGATAATGAAATCAGGAAAACCAATTAAAATTATTCCTGAGAATGTACCAATATATAGACGGTATCAAAGCATTTTATAAACAATGCCAGTATATAAACTATAGCTTGTATTATAATTGAAAATAAGTACAAGATATAGTATGTCTAATAAATATGCTTTAGGAAGAATATTTCACGAACAATTAATACCCCAATTTGTACAAGCTAGAAAAAAACTTCAAATAAGCCAATTAGAAATGGATGAAATACTAGGAGTTGCAAAAGGTCTTGTATCCAAATGGGAAGTTGGTATAAGAAAGCCTAGTGGATATTTGTTCTGTTGTTGGGCAGATTCACTTAATATGAAATTAGAACTAGTATCAAAAAAGGAGCAAAAATGACAATTAATCCAGACTTCACAAGTGGTGGAGTAACAGACGATCCTGTTGTAAATAGAGTTATAGATTTAATTCTTAAACGTCATATGCAAGGTATGAGTAAATTTGGCAAAACAATGGATGAAAATAATAGACCGTTAGATCAATGGATGACAGAAACTATTGAAGAATTAATAGATGCTATTCATTATTTAGAAAAATCTAAATCTATTATTGATAAATTTAAAAATAAAGAAAAACAATTAGAAGCTTTAGTTGCTAAATTTAAAGAAAATACATTTGTTGAAGAAAAGGATCAAAATGAAAACAATCAAAAGGAGAATCAGACCTGATTTTTCAGCCCCCCACGTAAGAAAACAATGGTGGCAAATGAAAATATTAAAATTTTATAGAAATATTGAATGGGATGATAAAATTTACCACGAATTTGCCACAAAGTTATTAGAAAATAAGTTAGATAAAAAACAATTATATCAAGTTAACGCATTAATGGTGAAAGATGAAGAACTTAAAAGACAAAAATGGAAAGAGCTTAAATACAGAAAAGCTACTAAACTTGGTTTATCAGTTAGAAAAATATTTTATAAAAAAAAAGTTAACAATCAAACAACCTAAAACTTCTCATAAAGAGTGGATTAAAGGTTATAATCAATGGAGAAAAACACAATGAACAAATTAATAATGATAATAGTATCAGCTATATTATTAAGTGCTTGTTCAATAGGTAAAAAATGTACCTATACACAAGATGGAACTAAAATATCTTCTTGGGTATGGATATATAAAGATAAACCTATTGATGTAGATAAAAATAACTGTAATTAAGAAAGGAATAAAATGGAAGTTAAACAAGAAGTAAAATTTGATCGTAGTCAAGGAATTGGTGGTAGTGATGCTACTAGATTATACGAAGGTGATTGGTATCAATTATGGTCAGAAAAAGTTGGTGAAACACAATCTGCTGATTTATCAAATGTATTACCTGTGCAATTAGGTAGTCATACTGAATCTTTTAATATTAAATGGTTTGAAAAACAAACAGATAGAAAAGTTTATGGATTGCAAGAAACATTTTACCATCCTAAGTATAAATATATTTATGCTCACGTAGATGGTTTAATTGCTCCTAATAAAGATGAAATGCAATTAGGTGTTTCAATATTAGAATGTAAACATACTAATGCGTTTAGTAATCCAACAAAAGTTTTAGATAAATATATAGCTCAAATTCAACATTATTTAATGTGTGCTGCAAGTAAAAGAGCTTTTGTATCTGTAATATTTGGTAACTTAAAATATGAAGCAATGGAAGTAGAAGCTAATTTAGAATTTCAACAAAAGCTAATAGCTGCTGAAGTATTGTTTTGGCATTATGTTAAAACTAAACAAGCCCCACCTGAAATGATCACTTGGGATACGTTTAAACCAATAGGACAAAAATTAGATGGAAAAAACAAAGAACTCGTACCCTTATTATCCAGGATATAAAGACAAAGAAGGTGAAACTTCTGTTGAGGCTGCAGAATTAATTGCAGCAGGTGCTAAAACTATTAGAGATAGAGTATTTAATGTAATAGTAAATAAAGGAAATTTTGGTGCAACTGCTGATGAAATAGCTGAATTGTTAAATTTAAGTAGTTTCACAGTAAGACCAAGAGTAACAGAATTATATAAGCAAGGTAAAATAGAAAGAACTGAAAAAAGAAAAAATGTAAGTTCTAGAAATGCTTATGTTTATATAGTAAGCAAAAAACACATTAATGATCAATATGCTGAGAAAGGAGTATAATGAAAAATAATACAGAGTTATGGGATAAGTTTAAACATACAGATCCCAGTTTTACAAAGCCATTTCCAAAATTTGGAAAAACTTTGACAACTATAGATCCAATGTATCAAATCTTGACAATGACAAGAGTATTTGGCCCAGTTGGAAAAGGTTGGAGTTATGATGCTAAATATAATTATACAGATGCAAATGTATTTGCAGAAGTTAAAATCGTTTATTGTATAGAAGATATTTGGTATAGATATGGCCCAATTAGTTCAGTTTGTGCTTTATACAAAAAGAATGGTTCTTTAGATGATGAAGCTCCTAAGAAAGCTTTAACAGATGCGTTAACAAAAGGATTTAGTCATCTTGGAGTTAGTGCAGATGTATTTTTAGGAATGTTCGATAATAATAAATATGTTTCAGAAATGAAACAGAAATTTAATAGCCAGTCTAGTACAGAAGGTATTAAACATAAAGTTATTAAATTAAACAATAAGGAGAAAAATGATAAATAAAGTTATCTTAATAGGAAGATTAGGAGCTGATCCTGAAATGGGAACAACTTCTCAATCAGCTAAGTTTGCTAATTTATCTTTAGCTACGAATAAATCGTGGAAAGATAAAGAAGGCAAAAAGCAAGAAATAACAACTTGGCATAAAGTAAAAATATTTGATCCAAGACTTGCAGAAACAGTTGAAAAGTACGCAAAGACAGGTACACAACTTTATATCGAAGGTGAATTAGATAATCGTTCGTATAAAGATTCCAAAGGGAATCAAAGATATGTAACAGAAGTTCTAGTACCTAGATTTTCTGGTGTTATACGTTTAGTTGGTAATTCAAAACCAGCTGCTGAAAATACAACAGCCGCTGAAACTGAAGATAAACCATTTACTAAATTTTAAAATTTGTAGGAAACTGCAAATAGGTTAAAAAGATTACCTATATGGGTGTTCATCTCCCAAACAAATATCTAAAATTGTACTAGGTTTAGTTTAGGCTAAATCTTTTACAACTTCGGCATAAGCTCCAGTAAGTTTAGGTTTAACCTCCCTCTTACAACCTATTGGCTTGATAGGGGAGCTTATGTTTTTTATGTGAGTTTAGTTTTTTTGTATAAAGATTATCGTTACCGAATGGACTATGATCTTAAAAAAATATTATTAAATCGACATTTAAATGTAGAAGATTGTATTCAATCTACAGATTCCATAATGCAAAGAATAGCTATTGATGTTTTGTCAGGTAAACATATTGATGAAATTCAAGTAGCTGTTGTTTCTTCAATAATGAACATAGCAGATTTATATAAATGTAAAAAATTTTCAATACTTTTACTACAATCTGCGTTATCTCAATTAGAATCTGAAGATTTTGTAGAATCAGGTCGTAAACTTCATTAGAAGCTCATATAGAGCTATCCAATTATAAGGGTATCCAGGTATCTAATAAGCTTAGAATCAAGCTCTACGTGGCTCTGAGGCTCTTTTAAACCCCAAATATTCATCAAAACAAGACTTTTCTTTAGAATGACAGAAATTCTTTAATTCAGCATTAACGATCCATCCTCCTTCATCAGAATGATGAGAAGTACCGCATACAAAACATTTACCACAATAGTAAACTGTATTTTTTTTTCTTGGCATTAAGGATAATTAAGAAGATCTTTAGCATCAGCTTTAAGCTGCTTAATTTCAGCTTTTAATTTGTTTTCATTTTCTTTTAAATTCCAAATTAAAGTTTCTAAGTTAGAATTATCTTCTGCTAATCGTGAGCAATTATTACAAGTATGTCTTTCCATATTAGATTCATTTTCGTAAGTTAAATCTTCAGAATTAGACATTACATTATAAATAAAATGAGTGCAACACAACCTACTATAATCAATTTAGTTTTACTTGATCTATTAAACCAAAATTGTTCTAATTTAATTTTTATATCAGGCATTGTCATATTTAATATTTCTCCTTTATTATTTTAAGTATTTTTTTTTCACCCATATATATTTCTGTTTCTGCTGTTACTTTACCACAAGCAAATCTAACATTTTCAGGATTTACTTCACGAGAAGCAATCCTTTTAGATTTTAAACAATCAGACATACTTTTTTTATAAGTGTGTTCAATAATACCACCTTGGTAAAACATACAAAGAGCTACAACTACTTCTACAATTTTTTCCATTTAATGTTCATTTTCATTAGCAAATTTACTTACAAGTTTGTACCATCTTTCTTTCCAATACTTTAATTTAGTTTTATTCCACATAATAGCCGCAAAGTTTATTTCATCCATATCTGTTTCCATTTAATGTCCATTTCCATTAGCAAATTCTCTTTGCTTATCTTTTAACTTTTCTACATCAATTTGTAGTTTGTCAACTGCTTTTGCTAATGCTGCTATATTTACTTCATTATGTAACATACTATCTACTCTTATTTGTAATTTATCTGTTTGTTTATATAATTCTTCAATTAACATAAATTGCTCACTATCTGCTGGAAGCGATCCTAATAATCCTCTAGGCCATCCAATTCTAAATTCTGAATTAAGAGTTAAATCTTTTTCCATAATTTCTAGTTTTGTAGAATTTTGATTAAGTCTTTCTTGAATACCAAAAAACGCCCAAGTACCTAATGCAACCATAGTAATTAAACTCACTACTGTTTTCATTGGCATTTGAACTGCTGCTTCTTCTGAAATTCTTAATGGGTTAATTTTTTTAGGCATTAATCATCATCATCTTCTTTTGGTCTTACTTTACCAAAAATAATTTTATAATTAAGTTTAGTTTTTTCTTCCATTTTTGTACTAAATGGATTAGTAGAAATTCCAATAGATTGCCTAACATTTTCAAAGCAACCTGTTAAAAAAATTATAAATAAACATAACACTAAATATTTCATTTATCATTCCTTATTTTTTTTCTTTTTCTTTTTTTTCTTCGGTTTCTTTTCAGAAAACTTCTCCAAATTTTCTTCAATGTTATTTACCTTTTCTTTTACTAAAACCATTTGATTAGAAAGGGAAAAAGTTTGAGATAAATTCCAACCACCTAATGCAAGTAAAATTGCAAGTAATGCAGTAATTAATTTTTCATTCATTACTTTTTACCATTTTTAAAAATTTGTGTACCTTTGATACCGAATATAGAAGCAACTACTGTAATCCAAAGTGTCTGAAACCAAACAGGAAGATTACCAAAATGATGAAAAAATAATTCTATCTTTTGCATCATAGCTGGATCATCAGAAAATACTGCCCAAGCTAAAACAATAATTGGAGCAGAAAGTATGACCAACACAAATTCGTCTTTATAATCATTTTGTCTAGCTTCTAATAATTTACCTTGATATGCTGTTTCACCACGTGCCATTTTTTCTGCTGTTAAAAGAGCAGCTGCTGACATTGCTTCTTTTTGTTTTTGTTTATTTGCATAAACTTTAGCTCCTGTACTCATAGCCATTTTTGCTAAACTAAACCACATTTATATTCTCCTGTTGTAACCATTCTTTAACATTAAAACTTGGACAATCTTTTCTAGATTCAATTTCATTGTGTCCAATAATCCATTCTATAGAATATTTATTTTTTAAATTAAGAATAAGAGCTTTAAGAGTAACAAATTGTTCTGATGTAAAATTATTTTCCCAATTACCTTCATCATCAAATCCACCAATTAAACATATACCAATAGATCTATGATTAGCTTTAACTGCGTGTGCGCCCATCATATTTTCAGGTCTTGCAGGTTCAATAGTTCCAGAACGAGTTATAACATAATGATAACCTACATCTTCCCAACCATTATCATCAACGTGCCATTCACGAATTTTATCTACACCAATATCCATAGATGCTGGTGTTGCCGAACAATGAATAACTAATGTATCTGTTTTACTTCTTTGTTCCATTATTAAATAACCAATTTACAAATTGTTTGTTTTTTCTGGCAAACCAATCTTTTAACTGACTAAATTTTTCTTTTAATTTATCCATATTGTTTCTCCAGTCTATCCAAAGAGATGAATTGACTCTCTTGGATATGATTATCCCATATACCGAGTTCTACAATTCCCCAACTCCACCCAGTAAGGTTTAACTTTGCATACTCCTCAACGTGACCAAATGGCAACGCACATCCTACATTAATAATTCTAACAAAATTTTTATCGCCTATTTTAGGGGATTTCCAATCACGATACTTATGAGTATGGCCAAAAACTATATCATTTGTAGCATCATTAGCTATTTGTATCTCACAATTCTTTCCACCATATTCTTTTCCCATAATATTTAGGGGGCAATGAGTAAAGGATACCCCAGCAATAATTTTAAAAGCTCCGTAGGGAGAAATTTTCCAGTTTTTTAATAAAAAAGAATTAAACAGCTCTTTTTTCATCATACCTTGAATTTCTGGAATATTTTCTTCAAACTTATGAACACGCTGCTCGTGATTACCAAACGTACAATGTCTGGGAATACTAGGATTATCAATATATTTATCTAATATATCTATAGATTTTCTTAAAGATTCTATGTCTATCATATAAGCATCTTTAAGCTTACCAGCTTGTGAAGCATTTTTTTGAAAATAACTTAAGCTATCAAAAGAAGCCCAGTCTCCTATTTGAATTATATAATCAGGTTGATGTTTATTAATATATTGACCAATCCATTTAAATCGATCTTGAGGAATTTTTGGAGAATCGTGAGCATCTCCAATAACAATAATTCTGTGTCCTTTAAACATAAATAACTTTCTTATGTTTAGTTTTTATAATTCTTTTCCAACTTCTTTACAAGCGCTCCAACTTCTTTACAAGCAAAACGTATTTGGCTTTTAGTATCGTTAACTGCATTATAACCCATTGTGTCTAGTATTGACACCGCACTAACATATCCTGCACGACCGCACTCATACCACGAATTATATATTGTTTTATTTTGAAAAGTATCAGAACATTCATTAGTTAATGAAGAACAAATTTGTAAAAGTAAAATGTATTTCATAAACATACTTCATAATTTTATCAGTAATTAATAATTTAAACCAATACCGAAAATTTGTGCTTCTTTGCTTGAAGCCGCTTGATTAGCAAAAACAATTTTCCATCTAACATCTGAACCACTTGTACAAGTTGTCTTACCAAGTTTAATCATTTTAATTCCTGTTGAAAAAGTTCCTGCATCTGTATAACTAGTTGCTTCTGTCCAAGCAGAATTGTTAGCTGTAAAATAAACTTTTACATCTGTTCCTAAAGTATTTGTTCCACTTGCATTTTTTAAAAGCATAACTCCTGAAACATCAGTCACAGCAGAAGTTGGAACATTAGTTGTTCCTAACGCTGTACCTGTTGCACTTACTGAAGAACTTGCAGTACCTTCATCTGTAAAAGTTGTAGCACCATCGCTTTGGTCAATAGATTGTACTAAACATAAAGTATTGCTGTCATTAGTAAAGTGATCACTAGGAGCAGTAAAAGATGAACCTGTATATCTAGCTGTTTTTGATACTCTAAAATTATCAAAATATCCTGCTCTTGCTCCAGTTGGAAAAGCATATCTTAAATTAATAATACCACCAGAACCAGCACCATTACTATTTGTTTCTTGTCTAGTTCCATCAATATAAAATGCTTGTGCAGAACCCTCGCAAACTACAGCTAGGTGATGCCAAGCACTTGTTGAAACTGCATATTGAGATGAAGTCCAACCACCGCTTGATGGAGTATTCGTTCCAGCATTTCTATAATAGTGATTAGTTCCTGTTTGTCCGTGTAAATCTATATATTCAGCACCACCACTACCTCCATAACTTGTTACATCAACACCAAATACTCTTTTCCAAGAAGTTGTGTCTGTATAATAGTGCATACATTCAATAGTCATATTTCCTGCACCATCACTACGTAAAGGTAAAATATCAAAAACTCCATCAGCTCCACCATCAAGATAAATTTTATTACTATCATCTAACGACATTGATGAGGTTGACCAAGAAGTTGATTGACTTGTAGAATGTGTTGGCGAACCAACTTTAGTAACTGTTAAAGCACTTGATGCTACAGGAGAAATATATTCACTAGCATTTCTCGCCATTGTTGTTGAACCTGCTAAATTAAAATCTGCATCTGCTTCAAATTTTGTAATAGATGAATTAGGTAAATTAAATTTTGTAGAATTTTCTTGTGTAGCTTGTTTAAGAGCAAGAGTTAAAATATCGTGTCTTACTGGTGTTAAATCTGTTGCTGTAACGTGTTGTGTAACTGCTGACGCAGGTACTCTAGCATCTGCAATATTACCAGTTAATTTTGTTGCTGCTAAATCTGCAATTCTTGCGTCTGCAAATTGACCTGATGTAATTTTAGATGCTGATAAATTTGGTATATCGCTTTCAGTAAAACCACCTGATATTATATTTGCTAAGTCTCTTGCTTTTGTCATTATTTTGCTACTCCTGGTGTTCCATTACTTCCAACTATCGGATTAGATGCCCAAGCATGATATATAAAATCTTGTCCAGTAGCATTGTGGTCAGCATCACTATGATAAAATTTGAAGCCATTAGAAAGTAATTCTATTCTTTCTGTCGTACTTTGTTGACTTGTATGATACGGAAATAAAGCATTGTTTTTAGGATTATATCCTTGATAAACACCATTCCACATATACCACGCAGCACTAGATGATGCTTTTTTCACAATTACAAGTGAAGGCGAAAATCCTAATGGTTGATAAAATCCTTCAGTAGCTGATCCGTTTCCTCGGTAGCCACCAAATTTTGAAAATCCTTTAATGCTAGTAAAAGCAATACAAAGTATATCGTGACTTGCACTACCACCTACATTAGCATCAGCTGCAAAAGTTATATCTGTAGCTGTTGGAAGTGTGTCGTGATATTTTCCACTATCGTCTGCTCTGACGTGATTACCATTTAATCTAAGATAATAATTTCCTGCTGTTGATATATCACTATGAACATTTTGGTGATAACAAGCCCAATCTTGACCACTATCTAAATTCTTTGTCCATATAGCTTGTGGTGTTTTTCCTAATCCATGTTTCAAAACTTTACCTGCAGGAGTGTCATTATTAAATTTATAAATACCAATTCCTGCTGTTGCATTAATATTGCAAGTTACATTTGTTACTGTGCTTCCACTAGGAACAGACGTACTATCACCTTTCCAATTCATTCCTAAATAATCTTCATTATTTGCATTTGTTCCATTATCTCCACCTAAAACATAACCATCAGAGTTCCAAGCTGTTAAACCATTTGACAGAGCTGCTTCAACTTCGTGACTACTAGATGAAATATTTTGTGTTGCACCTCTTACAGTATCAAACATTGTGTAATTTTGAGTGTCCATATCAACACCTTTTAACCAGGATAAAACACTAGAAAATCCTACTCCAGTTACAGTTTGTGAACTACCTGTTCCTGTGTGACCAGATACTTTAAAATGCGATGAAGGTTTAAAATTTATAAAAGCCATTATTTATTATCCATTAGTTGATATGTTTTTTGTACATATTGTTAAAAAGTTTGTAGGCGGAGCATAATTAAATGCACCATTACCTGCGCTATCAGCATAAACTGTACCAATATTAGCATTATGAAATGCACCATTACCCCAGTTAATATCCCAATATGGAGCAGAGTTTCCTGACTTACCACCAAAGCCCATAAAGTATGTACCACCTGTTCCTATAGTAGAATTTGTTATTGCATAGCCACCTGTGCCTGAAGCTCCTGATGTAGGTACTCCAGTATTAGAGCCATCTCCTTGTTGCCAAGTATTATTTTTTCCAAAATAAATAAATCCATTATCAACGTCTAAAGCTATTTGTAATATATCTCCTGAAGTATAAGTTGATTGACCTGATACGGCAGTTCCTGAATTGTAATCAATTCCACCATTTCTTACATAAGCTACACCATTAGCATTATTTGCTATGGCTCTGTCAGTTAAGTCTTGACCAAAGAATGGATATTTGTCTCCATTTAATACTCCAACAAAAGATGTACTTCCTGTACCACTATCTGTTGTTAATTTAAATTCTGCGTACCATTTTCCTGCTGACACACCTAATGTAGAATACATACTTTTATAATTTGAAGTTTGCATTAAAGTTCTATTACCAATACTTGCTATACTGTCATTAGTAAAATCTATTGTTGGCATTAAATAATTATTTGTTGCTAGATTATTAGAAGGCGTATCTTTAGTTGATATTAAAGTTCCTGTTGTTGCAAACGTATGTGCATTAGTAGAGCTATCTAAATCTAAGTTAGTTGAATCTTCCATTTCTAAATGAAATCCTTGTGCGCCTGGAGTTCCATAACTTCCTGTTTTAATTTTCCACATACCATCGGTAGCATCAAACTCTCCAAATTCTGTTGGAGCTAAAGCTAAACCATCTACAAATTGAACGTGGCTCATTACTCCATTAAAGAATGGTCCACCACCATTACTTGATCCTAAAAATTGTCCATAAGTAAAATTCCAATTACTATCTAAACTACTTGATGGATCAGTTGTTGCACTAAAAGAAGTTTCTCTTACACCATTTACATACAATATCATTCTATCTGCCGCTGTTGAATTATCGCTATCCCAAACAAAAACGAAATGGTAAAATCCTGTGCTATCACGAAACTTTCTATTAGTAGTTCTTCTTGCATTTAGACCACCAGTAGATTGAACCCAATCCATAAAACCTGCATTGTTTATTCCAGCTTCCATATAGTTAGTTCCATTAGAACCACATAAAAACATATTAGCCCAATATGCCTGTGCTATTGCTGACATATTAAATTTATACCAACCACTAAAAGTCCATTTTTTTCTATTACCTGCTGTGCCTGGTGTTCTTGATATATAAGATGAAGCCATAATTTATATTAGCAGAAACCTGCTCCTCCTGTCGAGCCATAAGAACTTGTTAATGTAAACTCTCTATCGGCTGTTTGTCCTTCTTGATCTGTTATTCGTAATGTAAACGTATGTGTTCTTGCTGTGCCGTGATTGTTGTCAAAACTAGTAGTTGTTATCACACCTGTTGAGCTATTCAACGTACATTTAGCTAATGAAGC